AAGATCTACATTCACTGCTGATTCACAATAAAATGTAGGAATACCATAAGCAAACAAATAGAAATTACCACCATAATACGTTCTTCCAGGACTACCTGTAGCTTGACTATTAGGACAATCAAAGTTGTGAGCTTTAATTGAAATAATATTTTTCATAGTTGTTACAGGAGTAACTGTTGTTGTATAATCAGATAGAATAGATCTAGCTGAGTGCCAGTATTTAGGATAGGCCACATTACCTATTTCATCATAGAATATATCTGAATCATCAGGAGCTCCCACTCTATTATCAATAAAGAAAGGAAGCTTAGTTTTAAATGCAAAACCATTAATAAATGTATCTCCACCAAATACTATTCCAATAGTTGCTGAAGTGGTTTCTAAACTTTGAAACCCTGTATCAATTGTTTCATAAGAATATATCTGACCCCATTGGTTATTAGCTATGTTCTTTAGAGATCCATAATATGTTACAGTGGATATATCAAACTGATTTTCTGGTTGAAGGCAATTATTCTTTTCAGAAATAGTATATCTTGATTTGTCTTCAATAGCAGAATTTGTACCACTACCTATTAATAGACTTGGTGTGTCACTTGGATAAGGAAGACTTATTACAGAACTTCCATCTCTAGTTTCAATTGTCTTTATATAAACAGATGATTCTCTATCAAAGTTATTGATATTAAGATCATCTCCTACGTTTTGTACACCAGGAATAAGATATTGATATAGGCTAAGCTCTCTCTGCTTAACACCTAAATCATTATTAATAGGAGCCCAATAGTTATATTTGGCTATTGAGTTGTATGACCTAGCATAGTTTTTTCTAGTGATGCCATTAATATAGATTTGCAAATATGCCTGATAGGCAGTAAACATTGCTGTTGAACTAAATGGACTAGTAATATTTGCAATCTCTTCACTAGACTTTAATGCATCTTGTTGAGCTTCTTTACTTATAAGCTTGTACATTGCATTCTTAGTCACTTGTACAAAGTGAGCAGAACCAGCACCATATATTGCACTTTCAAGCTTTATAATGTTTCCTAAGAAAGGTTTACCAAAAGATGTCTCAGGAGAATTAAATACAAATCTATAAGGAGATTTAGCATTATCAAATGCTTGTAATTGATCAACACTCACTGTGCAATTAGCAAGTCCTATATGCTCAGATAGAAGTGTAATTGTATATCTACCACTTCCCTCAACTTGTATAGGTTTTGTTATTGAATCAACTACGCTACAGTTTGGAGAAAACAAATTACCAGAAACCCAAATTGTAATAGGTTCTTTGGCTGTAGGTGGAAAATATGAAAATCTATTACCAGCAGCACTAGCGTTTGTACATAAATTGTATGTACCATAATTTGTTGCTGTTATACTACCATCACCTGGTAATGTAAGTGTAGGAAAGGTAGTAGAACATATATTAACTATAGTTCCACTAATAGCAGGCAATGGTGTCTCTTCTGCTGTATCACAATTATAATAAGTAATTGTGGTATTACTAGTTATTGTTATTTGATACTCTCTACATACAGCATCGAATGCATTATTCTCTACGAGAAGGAATGGATCTGTTCTAAGATCATTATATGGATAGTTGGGGAAATAATAAGATGTTCCTTCTCTTTCGTATTCACCAAGATTTCTAAGAATACCTTTGGCTACAATTGATGTATTTGTACTTCTGTTTCCTCTAACTATTTTAAATCCAACAACACTATCTTTTTGATCTCTTGTGAGATTGGATGTTTCTATAAACTGATAAACTTGTTGAACATCTACTCTTACACCAATTGGATAGATGACAGCGTTCTCCATCTTTAAATTTGTGTATGTACCATCATAAGCAATGGTTGGTACACCACTCTCAAATATAGGACTTACAAGTACATCAGGAAACTTATGATGTCTAATTGGTGTATTTGCAAGATCTCCCCACACAGCATCATTACATGGATAGACATCTGTAGATTCCCAATAAGCAAATTCTCCATACTGATATGGAGTGGCATTATTAATAGGATCACCTATAGCAGCTCCTAATACAGAGCCTGTATTATATATCTTCCAATAAGGAGCACTTGTTCCATCTCCTATGAAATCAGGATTAGTATCCTGTATATCTGGATAAAACTCATTAAGGTTTTTAACTCTTCCAGGAATATGAAAACCATCTGTTTGCTTACCATTATCTAATAGAAATACTATCTCAAAAGCATACACCTCATCACGAAGATATCCTCTTAGGTTTGTAGCGTTTATTGGATCAGCATAGTTTTCATCAGCAGGAAGAGCATATGTCTGCCAATTAAGTTTAATTTGATTTGCTATCTGCTGATAGTTAATTCTATCTACAGATGTAATATTATCCCAAACAAGTACATCTTGTACAGCTGTAAGGTCTTGAGCTATTTCGTAATAAGGAAACTTCTCAAATATATCATTAATAGTAAGTCTTATTTGTGTTTGATTCTGACCACTATATGTTATCTGATTTGAATTATCATCTATAAAAAATGTACCTACAAGTTCTACAGATGTAATGTCATTCACTGTTTTAATTACAGCAATGTTATAATAAGTAAAATATCCTGTAACATCTATATTGTTGATGTCTAATATAATAGATCTTCCTACAGGATAGTTAAAATCTGCTGTTGTATTAGTTGTAATAGCAATTGGTGTAGGATTAGTTACAGAATAATACGATGTGTAAGCATCTCCTGCAGCATCACAATACTGTATAGAAAATTGATATGTACCAGCAGTAAGACTTCCACCATTAACAACATTAACAACTGTTAATTCAGGAATTGTAAAGTTAGGCTGTACCTTTAACTTGTTGCAATCTAGTTCTGGAATTGTCTCATTATCACAAACATTTGTTCCAGGCTTTATCTTATATGGAAGATTGTTAAGATCCATAAATCTACGTGGATTCAATCCATCTGTCCAATAAATTTCTGTAGAGCAGTTTGTAATCTTATGTACAGCTTTATGAATTGGGTAGTCTATATTAAAATTAAGACATAGACCACTCACGTATGTATGATAGATACAATCATTATTATCCATATATCCAATCTCACTAGCTCCTGTATCAGGATTAGTTAAAAAGAATATATGCTTATTCTGTTCAACAATTGCATGAGTTCCTATTAATCGATAGTTTGCAGGAAAGTTTAAACAAAGTTCATTCCCTGGCTCATTCTGATAGTTAACAGAGTTTGAGTCAAAGTTTTCTACAGCAGCATTAAGGGCATAAGTAAGCTGACCTTTTTGAACTTGGTTCAGAGTTTGATCCATGTTCAAGCCAGTCCTAGCTACATTATTCTCTTGCTTTATATTTGATTCTTGTTGATCAGCCATAGTTATCCATTTCTTCTCCAACCATACCTACTCACCCTATTAGGGAGTTCGTACATATTGAATCTATTAAGGTCTTGTACAATTCTTCTTTGTTTAGTCCAAGCATCTTGTTTCTTGATTTCAATATCAGCCATGATGAATGCTTCTTCAGACAGTTGCTTATAATACATCAACTTCTGTTGAATCTGATTGAATGTTTCATCATTGATTTGGTTAGATAGAGTTTCAAACACTTTGTATTTGATAAATGCTTCTACGTATTCTCTAATACGATAATTATCAGGAAGCATTTGATTTCCACCAGTATCGTATTCTGTAGAATAGAACACTAGGTGAACAATAGAATTTCTAAAGTTAGTTACAAACTTATTGTCTCTTACATCAAATGAATCAAAGGACGCTGCTCCAGGAGTGAACTCACTAACAGAAGGGGCACGTTGTGCAAATTCACAGTTGTTTGTATATTCTAAACCACAGTTATTTCTTGCAGAAATGTTACCTGGTTTGAGTAGGTAGCTCTTTCTATAAGATCTTGCCATCTGACTATTAGTCTTGTATACAGCTTGAATTAGTTCTGGTAGACAAGAATGTCCATCACAACCTGGTGTAACACAATCTAAGTTTGTACAAGGTTGCCCTCCTGATATAACAGGACTAACTTGTATTGTTGTAATATCTGTAGCCTGAGAATAGAATGAATTAGCTGTTTGGTATGGTGTCTGTGGTATTTCTGCACACATCCATGCTTCTCTTACAGCAAAGAAATTGTCTGGAAGTCTTGCTTCAAAATCGCAAATATCCAATGCAGTTTCTTGTATCTGGTAAGAAGATCTACCAAGCTTGTTTAAACATTTATTTAAATAGGTAGGGAACATAAGATCATCTACTGCTCCTGTATCAAAATAGCTTTTAAGCTCTTCCTTTACAGTGGAATAGACAGGTTCAGGGCTTACGAAATTATATCTGTAATAGTAACTCATTTATATTATTTTTTCCATTCTTTATAGATATGTTGATATTTCTCATCAGTTTTTATGTAATGAGCTAGCATTCTTGATGTCACTCTTGATGGTTTGAAATACCAGAATTTGGTTCCTTTTATTCTTGCAGAGTCTTTAAACCAAACCCATCCAAAAAAATATCCTTCTGTGTGGTAGTTGAAATTGTATATTATCTTTCCTTTCTCTTTGGTTCTAGCCCAGTCTACAGGAAGATTGACAAACTCTTTGTCATCAATTCCTTTCATTTTCTTTCTCTTCTTTTTATTGATTGAGAACTCACCAAAACCATATGGGAGCTTTTCTTTATCACCTGTCTCAAGAATGTAGTTTCTGAATGCCTCATTAAAACTATAAATAACATTCTTCCATTCGTCAAAGGTTAATTTGATTTCAGAATGTTTCTTACAGAAGTTTTTGTAGTTGTCTTTGCTTGCAGATCTCCATTCTATCTTTGTCCTCATTATCTATTATTTGGTACATTTGGTGCTTGACCATCCAGACCATCTGCTGTAAGATCAGTTTTTGTAGCAAAATAAGTTGACATTAATTTTTTAGTTGCAAGTTCAAGAACTTGTGTTTGTAAATATCCAGGAAGACCATAAGGCTTATCCAAAGGATTCATACAATAGTCTTCAGTTACAATATTCTCACCACAACAGCACTCAGGATAGAGAAGGTCATTTGGAACATCATCTTCAAATAAAGCAGATATTCTTATTGCTTTAAGAAGAGGATTGCTTATATATAGATAACCTTCCATTATCCAATAATAAGACTCATTCTTTATAATAGGAAGTTTAAGAAGATTTACATATCTATTGATTGTAATCTCCTTAAGTTTCTTTCCTTGACCACTCATTGCGTTTATAGAATAAACACCTTGGATAATATACTGATAGTTTCCTTCAGCTATGCGTGGAAGTTTAAATCTACTTCTAGCTATAGTGCAAGGATCTACGTAATCACAACATTCTGAAATAGGCACCTCGATCATTTCAAGGCATGGGAGTGTTGTAAAAAGAGTGTCTGTTGCCCAGAGCTTTCTGAGGTTAGTTTCTCTTTTTATAAGAAGTAAAGCATCGTTTCTAATCTCAGAAGCAATCACCCTGTCAGTAATGAGAGAGTCAGTGGATAGCAATTTCTGCATACCACGTATATCTGAAACTAATTTTCTTAATGTTGACATTATAAATACTGTTTGAATATGTTTGTCATTCCTTTTTCAAAATCTATAAGGAATCCTGTAACTTCAGCTTTAGCACATGTATAACCATTCTTTTCATCCCAAGAACTCTTAGCATTAGAGAATGCTGGTATTTGATAGAACTTAATACCACCAAAGTCAAGACTCACCTCATGATGTTTATCACCTGTAAATATGTAGAAGTTCTCATGAGCTGACCATTTGTCTTTATATTCAATTGGAAATATACTAGCAAGCTTTGCAGGCTTTATAGCATCACCATGATTAAACATCATTGCTGTTTCTCCATAACTTACATACTTTCTATACTTAGGAGAACAATCAAACCTAGCTCTGGATATATCTTTGAAATAAGCAGCTAACCAAGTGATCATGTGCCATCCTACAAACTCATCATGATTTCCAGCTACATAAACAACTTGTAAATCATTTGTCTTCTGAAGAAGCATTATAATCATCTTTATCTCATGCTCACATATACTTTCAAAAGAGTTGTGATATGTATCTACGTTCTGTTGAGGAGTTCCTTTAGTTGTAGTTCCTGTAAATTCACTATTGAATTCATCAGAACCTATAACATAGAATATTGTTTCAATATAGTTTGATAAACTAGCTTGATTTACAATAACTTCCACTTTATTGTAGATGTTGTCAAATCTATCATGAATGTTATTGTCACCATCTATGTCAAACTTGTTTAAATGAGAGTCTTGTTTATTGATGATTATACATCCTGGAGACTTCTTCTTATCATAAACAGGACTATCAACGTCTTTAGCTGTAGGTTTATATTCCTTTAGAAACTCAACAAATGAGTCTTGAAACAATTGCTCAGTGGTTTTCTTAGCCATCCAAGCTTTAACCTGCCAATGAGGAGTCTTACTGTTTCCCCAATAGTTCTGGACATATTTAGTTATTTCCCACTTCTCTGTATCAATCTTACATTTTGCTATCAATTCATCTAGAGATCTAATCTCTTCTGCAGAATTGAAGATGATTTCTCCTGTACCTTTAGCAAGGTCTTCTTCATATTTAACAACTGCATCTTCAAGAGCATCAATGTAACTTGATGTTTCAGCTTCATTTCTAATTGAATCTTGACTGCCTTTAATCTCTTTTAATAATTCACTAACCTCAACTTCTGTAATTCCTAGTTTCTCTGCGTAAAACTTTTTACTTTTCTTCCAACTAAGCAGCTGCTGGAGCTGATTTAGTAAGTGTTGATTTTCAGCCATTTATGAAATAATTTAGTTAAATTGACGTAAAGGTATGAATTAATTTGATAACTCCCAAATTATTTTAATCTATTTAATTATATAGGTTAACTTATACAATTAAAAACCCCCACCCTAAAAAGGGCAGGGGATACCCTGTAAAACCAACAAAACAGGGTTTTTAATAATTTACAAAAGAATAGTAGTTGTGCTAGTTGTAGTGCTAGTAGATGTACTAGTGGTTGTAGTGGTTGTTAGACATGCTTGTACTAATTCACAGAACTGTGTGTTATATTGTTCATTTGTTTGAATAATTGCTAATACAACACTAGTGAGAGCTTCTGGACAAAGTAGGTCATTAAGTTTATCAATAACGCAAGTGAGAGTGTCTTGAAAGTTAATACCTGTACATGGAAGGTTAGGTCCATTATACAAAATAAGATCAGTATTTAACCCAAGACCATCAAGCCAACCATTGTTACATTTTTTTGGAAATACAATATTGGTTATAGAATAACAGGGCATACCAGGAACACAAGCCATTATATGTTAATTTAATTTATTAAGGAATGTACATGATATAATAACAAGCAAGGACTGGTTGAATGTTACTATGTGATCCACCACCACCTGTATTAGCACTCACTGTAATAGCAGCACTAATTCCTGTTGTAGCACTTTGACATGCTTGTGTATTTGTAAAAAAGAAACCAGTATCTGTCTGATCTTTATCACCACCTGCAAACCTTACAGTGTTACTCATATTATCATCATCACCTCCTGTAATTCCCCATATATCATGTTCATGTCCAGGATCAGTGATTGCTGCTGTGGCTGGATGTGTATGTGAAGGAATTTGTGCAGATGTAAGAGTTGTAGTGTTATTTCCATTTGCAAGAAGTATTGTATATGTTGGATTACCAGGAGTAGCAGGATCCACTTCAGGATCATATACTCCACCACCCATACCATTTGTAACACCTACAGGCACTCTACCTCTTTTATCAGGAGTACCATTTTGACCATTACATAGATAAACATTTTGCCATGCTCCAAATCCTATTCCTGTGCCACCAAATCCATCAGCAACTGTAGGATAGTTATTTAAAGCACCATAGTATTCCAAAACTGTGTATGGAACCATCTTAGTATAGAAACTTGTTGAGCCTGATATACTATCTAAATAAGCTTGAATTAGTGTATTTAGATCAGCAAGCTTAACATAGTTTGTATCTACATCAAGAGCAAGTGCTGCTAAATCTACACCTAGTTCGCAAAGTTTATTAATTGTAGCTTGAAGAATTTCATGTGTGCTTGAAGAACTTGTAACACCATCTAGACAATCTATAGTGTAATCACCATTAAGCTCAGCAAGGTCAGCAACAATAACATCAACTTGTCCTTGAAGATCACAAGCAGCTTTAACAAGAGCTTCAAAAAGCTCTACAGCTGTTGGTGGACTACATATAGGTACACATGTAGGTAGATATTGCGTAACAAGTTCACAATATGCTTCTGGGTCAATAGTGATGTCTATTCCTGTTCCATCAAGAAAAGACACTACAGCATTAATTAATGCTTCCTCAACAACATAAAGACTGTCATTAGTTTCTATTCCTAGTGCTTCACTAGGTAGTCCTGTATATCTTACACACCTATCAGAGGTGGTTTCAACACAACCATTATAACAATTATTACAAGCCATTTTATAATTTATTTATGAATTAAAAGTTTTACTCTACTAGCTATTTGCTGCACTGAAAAACAAGCAGCATAATCTGGGTTACATAGCTTATTTACCAAGATTCTTTTATAATTTAAAAGATCCCCAATCACTAGGTTGGGGAAGGGTAAGTTAAGCATATATACAATATTGTTATATTGATTGTTTGACAAGTCTGTTAATTTACAATCAATATCAGTAATCAATGCTTTTGGTGTTGTGCAGTCTAAGCAATTAACGAGCCTTGGGGATAGCATTTTTATTATTTTTAATATTATCTTCTATAGTTACCTTCTTTGCTTCTTTCTTTTTTTGACCATCACAAGAATAACAAAGTCCATTTGTCAATTGACAACCACATCCTACGTTAGCTTTACAATTTGAACAAACTGCCATGTCTATGTAAAATTGTTAATATAATTATTACCAGAGCAACCACAGCCACTCCTTATAAAATTATTAAGCATTCTATCTGCTTGTATGTAAAGTTTGTTTGCTGTGTCTATAGCACAGTTGTTAGCAGCAGCTATAGATCCTTGAATAAAATAATAAATGCTATTTAGTTCCACCTTCTGTTGTTGTCTGATAGAAAGATCACATTGCATCATATCAAGTTTCATAAATGCCTCATCAAATTTCTCTTGTATCAAATCCACTCTCATTATTGTCTTGTTGACAAAATAAGTTGCAGCAGGATCTATTGTATATGTCAAATAATATACACCATCTGGAAGAGGTTGTAAAGGAAAACCTATAGGACTAAGTCCTAAGCTGATTGAATTATATACATTAAAATCATCTGGTGTGAAAGGAACAAGAACTGGATCAAATCCAGGAACAGTCACTGATAGTGTAGCACCTGATGCAGGTGCATCATATGTAGAATTATCAGCTACACCAAGCGTCTGAACATTGTGTGTATCAATAACTATTATGTCTAATACAGTTGCCATGTTGTTAAAATAATTGTGCCTGAGGACTTGAGAATTTATCCTCTCTCACCCTCAGGCACAGGTTATATGATTTGCTTTCTTTTATTAAAGAGTAGCGGTAGTGGTACTAGTTGTAGTTGTACAAACACTTTGATTATCTGCAGCACCCAATGCATCTTCAAGAGCATCGTTTACAACATTAGATAGAGCACCTTGAGGAGCAGCAATAATTACTGTTGCATCTTCATATATGTAGTCACCCCACTGATAAGCTGATTTGTCATACTCGTTAAACTTGATGTAATAAGTATCGTAGGTAGTACCTGCAGAAACCCAAGACTCAAAGTTTTCGTTATAACCAGCCATTCTGTAAAGATGCTTCAAGTAACCAGCTTGGTAGCTGTAGAAGTTTTTCTCAAGTTGTTGAATCTCAGCAGAAGTTCCAGAAGGATAAGATGAAGTTTGAACAACAACAGCTTCAGCTACAATATTACAAGCATCAGCAACAATAAAGTCAGCTGTAGTTGCAGGTCCACTGTAAACGAAAGTTCTGAAGTACATTCTGTCATATTCCCAAGGGAATGCAGCAACGTCACATGGTTGTCCATAAGCAGTCAAAGCTTTTCCTGTAATTTCAAGAACGCCAGAAGAAGGTTGATCAAATGTGTAGAAAGTGTTAAAGCTAATGTTGTCAGGGTTGATACCAGGAGCTTGTTGTTCAAACTTAGCAATGATTTGGTCAACCAAAGCTTCGTAATCAACTTGCGTACATGGATCACCACCACAATCACAACATGGTGCGTTAACAGTGATGCTACGAGTGAAACCATTGAAATACAATGTGTCAATGTAGCTAGAATGTGCACGAAGAGTGATAGTAATAACATCACCACAAGTTACATTCCAATCAGAAACTTCAGTTATCTGATTTAGTGGGGCAGGACAACCATAAACTTTATACCACTCAGTGATATTAGATTTACAATTTGCACCAGCTGCACAACCTGCGATCTTGTCAGAACGCTTAGATCCTTGAAGATAGGTGTTAACCCTACCTTGAGCAACATAGAAATAAGGAGATGCACCACCTGCTACTTTTGTAGAAGGGGTGAGAGTAGCTTCGTAGTTAGAATCAAAGAAACCAACTTTACCAGCTGTCAAGTCTTGCGTAGAACCACTATTGGCTATTGTAGAACCAACAGGAACCACGAAGAGCGTAGTTAGAGAAAAATCTGCCATTTTGTTTTATTTTAAATTATAAAAAAACTTATTCATTTGTCTGTATCCTATACTGGGCAGTTTGGACTGCAGACATATTTTCTGTGTACATTGCAAGGTTTTGAACTGTCAGATCTAGAAGTTCATCTTCGAGATAGGTTTCAAGTTCGCAATTTTGATCATATGATGGTAAACCATCTAGCATTATATATCCCTCTTTATTAATATAAACAGGGTATCTAAAATACATTATGTTAATTGTCTTAGGCGTAAATGTACCATCTGTGAATATTGATATTTCATCAGATGATATAAAGTTGAATGTTTCTTGGTATTCAAAAGATGGTTTATAGTGAGTGTTGTTTAATATGAGTGATAAATCACCATGTTTTGCAAGATCTCTATTTATCCAAATCTTTCTATCCTTACATCTTCCTTTATCAGCTATTACGTAGCTATCTACGTAAAACATGTATTTAGGTTCTAATGTATGAAGATTAGCTTTCCATTGATTTAATTCTGCGTTCATTAACGAAAGAACAAGAGGCTGATTATTATAAGAAACAACCAAACTTTGTAGGTCTTCATAACGCTTTTTAAAAGCATCTTGACCATATCCATTCGCTACACTAAATCCATCAATCTTTTGTTTTATAAGCTTTATCTGAGCTTCATTTAAAGCTAAAATCTTATCTTCAAGTGGAATCTGCTGATGTTCATTAGTTGATAGTTTATTTAGTTTCTGATCTATTTTATATAATAAACTATCTACTGGTATCATACAGACGCTAATTTTTTACTTTTCAATTTACCTTCTAGTGTCAGTAGATCATCTTGGTGATCTTCGTCAGCTAAGAATTTAACCAAAGCTTCGTCATCCACTGCAATTTCATACTCACCTTCAAACACTCTACCATTAGGTTTTACTCTGTATATAGAATGTCCAATTGCTTGTTTAACAAGATCTTTAATATGGAGCAAATTTTCTTTCATATCAGCAAAGCGATTGAACACTTCCACTGTAGAAAGTCCTTGGAATTTACCTGTTTTGAATTCTGTTTCTTTAATAACATTATCAACAAGGTTGTACACCACTTCTTCTTTAGTGTTATCTGTAACAGGCAATCCTAAAAGTCTTGCCACTTTTCTCTTCTTCTCAGGAGTCATACCATCAAACTTGCTAATAGCCTTGTTGATAATTTGTTTCTTCTTGAAAAGAATAGCACTTTCAATTTCATCATCTACAACATAAAACTGTGTGTCAGCAGCATATTCACCACGTTCCCAAGCTTGATAAGAGCTTGCAATTGTTGGATGAACACGTAACCATGAGAAAGCTATTTCTTGCATGGAGTTATCAAGATCAAAGTAGTTATCACCATCAACCAATTTTACAGGTTGTACATGCATTGTGTCATACTGCGATGTTGTCAATCCACTGTTCCAAAATGCAGAACGAGGACCAAGGTCAACACTCAAAGCAGATTCAAGCTTAGCTTTAAGGTTTGTTACACGTTCTGTTTCTAGTTCTCTTTCTGTAGGATCTGCAATTCTACGAATGTAAGAAGCGTTAGCATCAAGACCTGTTCTATATTGACCATCAAGTTCCTTGTAAGGATACTTAAATACGCCTGTACCAGGAATTCTTGTTAGTCCTTTTTGTGAAAGACCACCTTGCATTGTTTGAAGTTGTGCGTTATTATACTCTTTCTTTAATGTAGAGATTTTTCCAATTTTGCCCATATGTAGTTGTTTTAACTTGGTTTTAAGTTGCAGAGTGTTTCCATCGAAGGATATGCAATTGGGAATTTCCCAATTCACCACTCTGTGGTTTTGAGTAGAGCCCTCCAAAGGTGGGAGTAGGGTAGGAGGGCTCTTCTCGATAGGCTTGTCTAGGAATATTATTCCTAGGAGGTATTAGAACTGAGGTATTTCCTCGATCAGAACTGTACGAGACAAATCCTCGATGAAAACATCGCAACGATCTTTCATCCAGATCTCATAACCAGGGAATTTGTTGGCAGAGCTCATACCTTGAGACTTAGCAAAGCCCAAGTGGTGACGAGTTCCATCAATATATCCCCAAGTCATTGAAGGAGCACCCTTCATTCTCACTTCTCTGATGTTGTTAACCATTGAACCATCGCTCATTGGAGATACATCAAATACCATGAAAACAGGAGTAGATTTTTTATTCTGACCAAATTCAAGATTAGATTGTGGAAGATCTAGTTCTTTTAAGTGAATAAGTTCAACACGACCAGTCTCACGAGTAACCATGCTATCAAAAGCAAAGTTGTAAGTGATGTGTTGTCCTTCGCCTTGCATGTAACGGTTTCCAGAATCAGCCATGAAAGTAAGACCACTGTTTAGAGCGTCTGTTTTCAAAGCTTGTTGGAATACGTCAAATCCAGCTTCATTTGTATACATTTTAACCTTACGATCTTTAACGTCAACCCTTCTGTAGAATAGGTCACCAAATACAGAACGTATTAAGTTAGCAGTGAATTCACCACGATTATATTGAACCAAGTTACCATTGTTACGCATTCTGTAGTAAACACCAGCAGATGTACGCTTCAATTCTTGCTTAGAACCATTTGTTTTAACAGTTCCTGGCTTGCTCCAAATCATACGCTTAACTTTCAATTCAAGCATAGACTTACGCATCCAGAACTCAATGAATGGTTCCCATTTAACATCATTCCTAGTCAAAGGAAGTTGGTTACGTCTTTGTGGAGCATAAACCAAGATGTCCAAAGGTTTGCCAGAAGCATCAACCATCATTTTGTCATCAGCCCATTCAGTGATCTTGTGCTCATAACCATATGCAGAACCAAGAGATTCAAACATTGTGATTTGCTCACCAAGACGAGGAAGACCTAAAAGATCTTGATCAAACTCACCAATTGCAGCATCAACAAGTTCAAGTTCAATACCTACAGCTAGGAATTGAGAACTTACGTAGTCAACAGTTGGGTTGTCACTAACGAGTGTAAAAGAGTAAAGATATCCTGCGTTCCAAGGAACTGGATCTTTGATTACATAAAACCTAGGACCATACTGACGAGAACCTACAGAAACAATAGCATTCTTAGAAAACTCATTAGTATCAAGGATAAGAGAAAACTCTTGTCCATCAATACCAGGCTTAAGAAGCTCAGCTGTTGCTGTTGGTACATCAATAATCTTAGGGAATTTGTAAGGGACTTGAACTTGCCACTTCCATGCATCGCTATTATTGTCGATGTAATAAGGAGTTGACTTGTTAATCATGTCCAAGAAATCATTGCTATACAATGAACTTTGAGTGTAGAGACTGATGATCTTTTTGTCATAATCAGCAGGCTCTGTGCTGTGGAAGCTTTCAAGGTGGTTGGCATCTGTAAGCTTACCTACAGCACGCTTGTCCATTGAAGCAACACGAGCATACGTAAATCCAGTTAAACCTGGGATTGTTTGAATTGCCATTTTGTGTTATCTTTTGTTATTAAAAATTATTGAAACCAGGAAGTGGGTTTAGATGAAACTTGTTTAGATTTAATGGCAGACTTTGAAGTTTGTCTAGCCACCTCACTAAATAGATCATCTGATTTTTTACTGATTCCCCTTTTTTGGATGGTTGATAATGTTGGGTCTGTTTCAAGAATTTTCATTAGAAGCCCCACCTTAACTTTAAGCTCGTGGTTCTCTGGTCTCTTCAATTCTAAAATTTGCCTATCAAACTCTGTAAGCTTTTCGCCTGAAGAGGTTTGATATTTATCAACCAAAAGGAAATCTTGTAGTTCATTAGCCAATTTTGGATTGAGTGGAATACCATCAAACTCTTTAGCTTTCAATTTATCTTGTAGAACAGCTTGTACATTTTGTTGATACTGCTGTTTATACGCTTGTTGTTTTTGGAGTTCAACTTGTTTAGTTTCTTCTAACTTAGCAAGTTTTGCTGCTTCTTTCTTAATTAACACCTTGTGATGTTTTCCAGAAACAGATTCTAGGTCTCCATAGTTCTTCAGTCTCTCCACCTCTGTATCAATATCTTCAGGCTCGAATCCTTGATCAGCTAAAGCCTGTTTGAGTACAGCCACTTGATTAGTCTCTACAGAAAGATCAAGGTCAGCAAAACTCTGAATTGAATTATATGCACTGAAATAATCTTTTGGATCTACACCTTTAACAAATATTGCATCAAATGCTTGTTTGTAGTCTTCACCAAATTGACCTATGAAATTCTCAACGATGTCTATAGCACCTTTTTTCTTTTCTAGGTTAAACCTCTCTAGGAACTCTTCAGGAGTTGAAATTGCAGAATCCTCATCATCTTCTTCTTTATTAAATACACCTAGTTTAAATAGGTCATTTGATAAAGCAGCAAATTGACTAGGGAGTTCTTCTTCTTCTTCATCAACAGTCTCAGTAGCTTTTTTAGATTTAGCCACTGGAGCAGACTCTTCTTCATCTTCCTCTTCTTCATCACTTCCTAAAAGGAAATCTTGAATAGATTTAGATGTGTCTTCTTTCTCAGACTTTTCTTCTGCATCAGTTTCTGCTGCAGGAGCTGCTGTCTTGTTTGATGATTTCTTTGGGGCAACAGGTTCTTCTTTTATTTCAGTGACATCATCAGGAGAAGATGCTGCTGTTTCAGGAGCCATTAAATCATTAAGTAGCTCTGAGTTACCCATTCCCATTTCCATAGTATTCTCAATACTAAAGTTCCCAAATGAGGAAAGTTCTTGATTATCAGCCATATGTAGTTTATTTAAATCTTGGTTTATAATGTAAAAGTATATAAGTTAATCTTAATAGCAAAGAGATAGAACACCTAACTATCTAATTTTCACGATAATATAGCATTAATGTTTTTTACTCTAATCTAATTTGTTTAAAAATGAGTCATTTATTATCCTAAAGCTTCTGATTGGGGCTATATCTGTAAGTGTCACTTGTTGAATATCCACTCCCCACTTTTTAGCTTCTGTCCTCACCTTCTTTGTAAGTACGTTATCCATCTCTGGATCTATACAATCATCAATGGTTGTGGATATAATAATGTTCTTTATAATAGACTGTGTCATGTCAGCCAAGGCATCCTGAGCATCAAACACTTCTAGAAGGAATGTTTTAACATCTGATATCCTATATTTGATCACTCCCTTTACAACGATGTTCTGTTTGTCTCGCGTGTAGAGAGATTGAGCTGCTAAGCTGAGGGTTGTAACAACCACATGTTGTGATATCACCTCATCAAATATAGGTAGTTTCACGTGAAACCCTGGGTGCAACACCTTCTTAAAATGACCAAATCTTAATAATACAGCTTCCTCATAAGTGGGAATTATCACTATAGGGGTGATGTAATGCCACCATGTTGATATAACTTCTATGAGTTTGTCAAACATTATTTAGTTTTTTTGTTCCTACCCTTTGCATTTTCTTTAGCAACAGCAAGATCGTTTGCTTGGTTTTCCCTAGCCACTTGTAATTTTTCTCTTTCTACTTGAAGCTTCTGAGCAGCTAGTGTATTTTTAGATTGTATATCAGCCATTTTCATTTGATATTCTTTGGCAGCTTTAGATTGCTCATTAGCTAACTTGCTGATTTCCAACACATCAGGAACACCAGTTTCATCTAAATCAGGTAGACCTACACCTTTTGATTCAGCTGCAATAAGAGCAATTTCTTTTTTATTAATTCTATCAAGCTCATTTTGGTAATCATCGTGTGCAAGTTTCTCAGCTTGTTGTTGTTGAGCTAATTGTATTTGAGCTTGAGCTTGTTGTTGCTGTTGTTCCATTTGCTGCTGTTGTTGCTGCATCTGTTGATCCTGAAGCTGTTCCTGCCTTTCTTTTAATGTTTTGAACACCTTCTTCATCTGTCTAATAGAGTTGGTAGAATAGAGCTCTATGACATCATGGAGCGATCCACCATTTTGAATAACAGCTTGAGACAATCCTCTAATCTCATCAAACATCTTCTTATCTTCAGGTCTATTGGTTAAAAACACCTTAAGATCCCTAAACTTGAGGTCTGTTCCATTTACTTGTACAAAAGCTGATTCTCCTTCAGAGGTGATGTATGATAGAGTGGATTGAGGTTTTTTACTTTCTACATATAGAGAAGCATCGATGATTGCTTGGTACAATTGTCCAAGAACATATTCGTGTGCTACAAATAAAGGTTCTGTTTGAGAATAGGATTGTGTAAGTGCAGCGTTTGTACCTGTAGCAGACTCACTAGCTGACACAGATCCCATTCTTTGCCTACTCATACCAATAAGTTCCCAACATTCGTTTTTAAGCTGCATAGCAAGCTGATAGCGAGACTGTATCTCCTGCGTACGTGTAAGGTCAATATCCCTAAACTGGTTGAAACTTGAAGGGCTCTTGAGGTTCTCAGGAGAATCGTCAATAAACATCACACCTCTGTTCCTTGCTTCCATTTCCCAAATATCTAAAGCATCTTGTGCATCACCATCCTTAGGAATAGGAATGTGTCTGATAGATGTTAAATAAACCTTACCCACTTCCTTCTCAAGAAGCTTGTAAAGCTGGTTCATACAAACATTATATAACACTTGGAAAGGTTTCATTAGATCCACCAAGCTCTTAGCTTCTGTGTTCTTCACCTCATGTACAAGTCCTATAATAGGGCAATAATTTAAAAGCTTATATGGCTTAATGTGGTAGATGTCTGGACCAATCTTTGTTCCTTGATACCATTCATTAATCCATCCCCACTCTAATGACTGTTGTGTAGGAATAGTTCCTGATTTGTAATTCTCATCTACAAGAACAGATTGTTCATTACCCATTTCATCTAAATAGATGAGTTTACCAATCTTTCTCTTAGAGATCCAATAAGTTCTAACAACAACGTACTTATATCCAAATGAGGAAACGTTAGAGGTTAGACCCAAGAAGTCTTTAAGACCATCATTGTTCTCCTTCATTTCACTTTCGATAATCATACGAGTCTGAAGAACCAGTGGATCATACGTGTCATATTGAACTGAGTCAATACCTGGCGTAGCATTTGGATTTCCCAAATTTGATTCACGAACATTAATTAGTCCATAGTCTTGGAGAGAACTTCTGAGGTGGTCTATTTCTTCTTTAGTTAAGTCTGGGATTGATTCGATGATTTCAGATAATTCCATAACTTGCACAGTACCAGCAGCATATGCTCCTTGAGCTCTGCCTGTAGGATCTGAAATATACTTTCTATCAGGGGTGGTTAAGAAATAAGTGTTCTTAGG